TGCTCTAGTCAGTGCTGTCATCTATTAGTTTCCGTAAATCTACAATGTTTTCTTTTTCAATCAAATCAATAATAAAATTAGTCAACTCAATTTCTTTACGAATGAAAAACATTTTTTTATTTAATTCTTCTAATCTTTCTGAGTAATACTTTAACTCCTGCTGTTTTTGTTTGCGCAGGTCTTTCAAATCAGATAGAAGAATAATCTTCGCCATATCAATTATTTAGGTGTAAAAAAAAGGGGGAGTCTTTCGACTCCCCCCAGTTCTTTGCCTTATTGTTATAATACAGTCGGCAATAACTTACTAGCACATCAATTATTGATTGACGTTTAGGACCTTGAACTTACGATAGTAGTAGTTTGTGTCGTCTGCTAGTGCACCAGTGCCAGCGCCTGTTGCGAAAGGATTTGCAACGAGACCATAACGGGTCTTGAAGCCAACCTTTGGCTGGTAGGTTGTTGGGTCGATTGCGCGAACCATCTGGAGTGGGACGTATGGGCAGTAGAACAAGCCAGCGTCGTAAGCATTTGTACCCTTATAACCGACGACAACATAGTCAGCGCCAGCGACAGAGTATGGGTCAACATAGACCTTCAAGCGTCCGAATAGCGTACCTGCGAAGGTATTGCCTGTATCGTCAACTGTTAGGTTTGTGTTGTTGCTTAGAGCAGAATTGTAGTCAAGAAGACCTGTCATTGCTAGGGCTGATGCAACGTCTGTTGAGACGATGATCAAGTTACCCTTGCCGCGACGTGTGTCCTTGGCAATCTTGTTTGCTGCTTGCTCAATGCGGAACAATAGGCTCTTATACTTTTCAACCTGCCAACGACCGCTTGTACCACCAGCAGCATCTGTTAGGGTGCTTGATGATAGGTTTACGACGTTTTGTGCGGCAGATGTGATACCTACGTTAGCTGTTGCATAGATCGTACGAACAACTTCGCGGTTGATTTCTGCAAGAATTTCAGTTGACAAAATATTTGTCAATTCTGTTTCTGCATCGAGACCGTGAATTGCCTTGAGATCTTGTGGGTTTAGTGAAGCTGATAGTGCATTGTGGTCGCCTGTACCAGAGTGTGCAGTATTGGCTTCTAGGAATAGAGCCTCACCGCCACGTGCTGATGAAGAAGCATATACTGAGCGCATTGCGAAGATTAGTCCTGTTGGACCAGTCATTGGCTGCACGCCGCAGAGATCATATGCCATTAGGTTTGGAAGAGCACGACGTACCAATCCGATTAGGATTGGGTCAAAACCTTTGATGCCGCCTTCTGAGCCGACAACTGGTGACATACCGCCGCCAACTGCGTTGGCTGGTGATGCTTCCCATAGGTTTGTCATTGTGCGTGATTCTTCAACTAGAGCACGCTCTTGATTTTCTAGAACTAGGGCAGTTACAGCGCGCTTGTATGGGTCGCTGATCTTTGGGAGTTCTGGGTGATCAAGAACTGGTGCCCACTTCTTTGCGTATGTTTCGTTTAAATACATAAGTGTTTACCTCAGTTCGTTAAATTAGGCTTTTGGAGCCGTTTTAGTAATTGCTGCTACATAATGTTTCATTAGACCGTGAACTTCTGCTACTTCTGGCTCTTCAACAGCTGTTTCTTGAATTGCCTTTACCTCACTCATCACTTTCTTTGCTGGGAAGTAGTTCTCGCGTAATACTGCGAGCTTATTATCAAACTCACCCTCTGTGGTGAACTCCACGCCCTCTGCGAGCGATTTCATTTTCTCAACCTGTACTTCGGTTAGACCTTCACAGATTTTTCGAATTGCTTCGTTTTTCTTTGCAACGTTGAGTTCTTCAACAATTGCTGCTTTCTCTGCTGCGGCTGCTGTTGCTGCTTCTTCAAGAGCGGCAACACGCTGTGCAAGTTCTTCAGCAACATCGACTTTCTCTTCAGGAATTTCGATGTAGTGCTCAGAGAATAGGTTCTTGAGACCGCTGATGAAGTCATCAACGAGTTCTGCACGTAGACCTGTTTCGATTGCAACCTGATTGCTTTCAACCCATTGCTCGACGACATAGTTGAGGTACTCATCAACTTGCTCTGCAATTTCTGACTTGATTGTGTCAACTGCTTCAGCAAGAACTGTTTCGTTCTCTGTCATCATATCTTCTAGGATTGCGTCAACACGTGAGTTGACTGCTGCTTCGAAGATTGTTGTTGCTTTTGTCTTAAATTCTTCGGAGAGTGACTCGCCGTTGAAGAGAGCGTCGACGTCTTCAGCCATGGACTTGGCATGCTTTTTCTTCATGTCATTTTTCCATGCTTCTTTCATTTCCTTCTCATCTTCTTCGTCTTCATCATCTTCTTCTTCGTCATCTTCCATTTTTGCTTTTGCTTCAGCAACTACTTCTTCAGCAGCAACTTCTTCTTCAGCAACAACTTCTTCAGCTGCTGGTTCTTCTGCTACTTCAGCAACGACTTCTGCAGTCTCATCGGCTTCTGTTTCTTCCATAGCCTGAGTCTTAACTGCCTTTGCGTCACCCTTTGTGGCTGGCTTTGCAGCAACAGATGCAGCGGCAGATGCTTTCTTACCGATATCTGATGGTGCAGTTGTTGGTGTTTGACCGCCGAGATCATCCATCTCTGCTGGTAGTTTTGATGCTGGTTCCTTTGCGGCTGACATTGATGCCTTTAGGATTTCTGCAGCGGATTCTGATAATGTCTTACTCATTTGTTTTAACTCCTGAAGAAGTAATATTATTTATAAATTTTAAAGTTTTGACAAGAAATTTTCGAAGATTTTCAACGAAATTTCGTCAATTTGACGTTGCTTTGCATTCTTGATTTGATTATAATAAGCATTGACATCGATCTCTTTGACAACGCCATTATCCCAAACCCACTCTTTACCTTCCATAATACCTTGAACAAAAGCACCAGGTGCGGATGGATCCGCTACAATATCAGCCGCTGTGGCTAGATAATAGTCATCCTGAACCACATTGACACCATTCACTTCTTTAAGTGAACCCATGCCACGTGATGATACACCAAGAGTTGCGCCGCCTTCCATAAGGGACTTGGCGATTTTACCCATTGGTGTTTCAAGAATTTTTGCCTTACCAATCCATTGGTTTCCTTCCTGTTTTAGATTGGTAATAAGATGCGATACGCGATCTAGGTTAATTGATGGTGAATCAGGATGACCTAACTCGCCAAATGCGCGATTCTTAGAAACATATTCTTCGTTGTAACGATTGACTTCTTTTGCAAGAGTGTCAGTCTTATACATACGACCGTTACGATTTTTCATTTCTGCAACGAGAAATGGACCTTGAATGTAAAGTGTCTTCACACCATTCTTTTCTTCGGTGATCATCTTTACTGATTCGATTGTTTCTGTGATTAGTTTCATTTTATCTCAACCCCAGTGATGCGCGTTTTCTAAGTGAACGCTTTCTTTTAATAAGAGCGCGAGCCATCTTTGCTTTACGCTTAATTTTTGCACGTCGTGCTGCAAGTTTTCTTTTCAATAGAACCTTGCGACGTTGGACTTTACCACCTAGTACACGCGCACGAACGAGTTTTTTACGACCCATGCGCTGCACGTTTGCTTCGGCGATAATTTCTCTTACAATGTCAGAGACAAGACTCATTTATCTCCTCCAATTTTAAATTGTACCTTACTTAATGCAAAGTGAGCCGCTTTTTCAAATCCTTTTGGAGTTGTGAGCATATCGGCAAACTTCTTTTTATTCTCATCATTCAATGCACCATGAACCATATGAATGGCTTTTGCTGCACCATGACTGACTTTAAGTTTTGAACCATCAGCAAACTTCATATGCTTTGCATGTGATGTAACGTTATCTTGTTGTGCATATGCTGCGACTTGTTCAAGACTTTCCATGACGTCACCAGAAACTTCTACGCTATCGCCCATGTAACGACCTTGACCATATCCACGATCTGTTGGATCATACTCTGGTTGTTTTCTTGGTGGTGGATTTCTCTTTAGTAATTTTGCCTTTGCACGCGCTCTTCCAATACGAGTAAGGTTTGCGCGTTCAATGTCTTTTTGCCTTTCTTCTGGTTTGCCAACTGTTTCTTTACGAGCAATATCTCTAATTTTTGGAGATGGACGTTTCTCAAGATAACTCTTGAGTGTTTCATCTTTAAGTTCATTCACTGGCTCGACTTCTTCCATCTGTATGTTTGTGCCAGGAATAACTTCTCCTGGAGAGTTACCAGTGCCAGCATATGGGATTGTAATTACAAGACCGAGTTGCTTGTTATGATACATTGCAACTTTTTTGCCGTCAGGAAAAATGCGAATTCCTTTTCTTTGCAATACAATCATTACTGGCGGATTTTGTTCGTCTTTAAATCCAGCAATTGCTTCGGTGATTAATTCATCACCTTCAATCTCATTGTGCTGCATTAAATTTTTGCGCACTGCTTGAAATGCTTGTTGCGATCCAATAGCAGCACTTGAAGTTGCATCATAATATCTTGTCAAAACATCGCGATGTTGTTTTGGCAATCTAGCAATATCACCAACTTCTGATTGGCGTCGCAATGCAATTTTCAAGCGTGGTAAATCGCTGGACTTCATTGCTCCAGAACGAACTAACGCAGAAATTCTTGCACTATCAAGTGCTGCTTGTTTCGTCTGCTGCGACTTCTGCTGATCCATCGCTGGATTCGCCTCCATCAACTTCGACTTGATCTGTTTCAACTTCATTTGTTTCTACTTCTGGTGTGATTAAAGAAGAGGCAATTTCTACCTTCTTAACTTCAAGGGCATCAGTAACTTTATTAGCAAACGTTGCATCAAATGCTGCTTGGAATGCTTCTTTATCGCCACTGATTGCCGCATTTACCATATCAAGAGTTGTCATATTATTCTCCATTACTTATTTAACTTGCGAGCTGAATGCTTGATCTAAACTTGAAGATTGTTGTGGTTGCCCTTGTGGAGCACCTTGCATTGCAGCCATGGCTGCATTTTGAGCAACTGCAGCATTCTGCGCTGAAACTGAGAGGCTTCCAAGACCCATTGCATCAGCAGCTGCCTTTTCTTCTTCAAGTTCATTATCCATACGCTCAATGCCTTCTTCATCAAAGTGAAGGACATGTTTCTTAACCCATGCACGAGAGAAATATGTTCCAACATATGGATCAACAAGATTCATAAGTTGTAGTCTTGCAGTCATGAGTTCAGATTCTTTAAGTTCTGAGAAATTATTATCTTTAAGGAAGTCATAATGAATCTTTTCCTTCAAAACTTCCCATTCATAGGCGAGAAATTGGAACGTTCAATGACTTATATAATTTTTGTTCAAAATACTTAACGTCAGACAACTCCCCAAGATTTTGACCTGCTGGGAGAGTTGTGATTTCTGTTGACTTACCCTCACCACGACGCGGAATCCAGAAGTCTTCCATCATTGACATAAACTTACGATCGTCTTTGACTTCACCAGTAGAACTATCGTAGACAACTTTGTTTCTAAACTTGGTCATAATGTCACGAAGATATTGCTCTGCTTTGACCTTCGGCATATTACCAACGTCAATATAGAACACACGACGTTCTGGTGCACGACTTAAACGATAGATGACAACAGCGTCCTCAACCATTCGGAGCTGGTTGAGGGGCTTTATTGCCTTGTGAAGGTAGGACAAAACCATTTGACGTTTTGCGTCAAGTAAACCTGAATTGACATTAATAATTGCATCAGGAGCAATCTTAACAGCATTATCACTTACAGAAGTGACAATAGATTGACCTTGTTGTGATGCTTTGTCGTTGAAGATATAAAATTCTTCTACTCCAGTCACAACTTCAATTTTTGTTCTTGGATCTTTTTTCTTAATGATCGTTCGAACTTTTTTAATCTTTCTTGGATCAATATAAACTAATTCTTGAATGCCAAGTTTTGGTTGCTTTTCATCAATCAAAACTTGATAAAATAACCGACCGTCAATATACCAATTACGAAATATTTCTGCGCCATAGTTTGAAAAGTCCATCATACGAAGAACGTTCTCAAATTCGTCGCGGATCATATTCTTAATTTTTTCTGGTTGCTCTAGGTCATCTAGAATAATAGAAACAGACTTACCAGTAACATCGTGTACAATCGTCTCATTGACAATTTCATCTACTGCAGCTTCAAGTTCTGGCTGCATTGCCATCTCGCGATAACGAGTGACTAAATCATTTTCGTTTTTAAAACTGGCTTCGAGATCTAGATAAGTTCCGAAATAACCACCAGCAGTTACGGCAATTGCACCGTCATCTGCAACAGGTGCACTAATCTGTGCCTGAAGTTGCTGAGGAGCGTCTTCAGGTTGTTTTCGAACGATTTGAAATCCAAATAGATTAATTGCCATATATTACTCCATAATAAAGAAGGGGGAGGCATTCCTCCCCCACTCAAGTGGCATTAAGCGCCAGTTAGAGATTCAATTGGTGATCTCAATGAAGAGACGCCACCACGATCAATTGATTCCCAATACTGATAAGCAAAGTTAACAGTATATTCTTCAATTGTGTCGTTTGAACCCCAGTCTAGGTCGATCTGAGCAATATCTGTTGGGAACATACCAACAAACTTGTACTTCTTTAATTGACGACCATCTTTTGAGAATTGGATAACCTCAGCATCAACACCATATGACTGCGATGTTCTTGCGCGTGTTGAACGTAGATTTGTGACATTGTCGTTAATGCCGCGAACCCATGATTCCATTGCGTTACGAATCAAGAAATCTTCATCATTGATAACTGTTACTGACCAATCAGCAAAAGTACGATTGCCAGCAACCTTCACTTCGCGACCGAAGTAAGGAACTGTCACCATACCGACTGTTGATCCTGGAAGAGCAGCAGTCTTAACCATGAAAGATGACTTTGCCGAAGCAGCTGCACCAAGTGATGCATAGTTCGGGAAAGTTAGTCGTACTTCAAACAGATTAGGACGTGCGCCATCACCAGTTAGTGAGGTACGAAATTGATTTACATTAAAAGCCATTTTATTCTCCTGACTTTATCCTAGTCTATTTATTAGAAGCGACCAACGATTTCGTCGAAGGCAACACCAGTGCGAACAGCAACAAAGTTCAACTGGATAAAGTTGATACTACGTGCTGGCTTGATGTAAATGTCGCCAATAAATTCGTTACGATCGATAACTTCTGGAGTATTGTTTGTTTCATCGCAAACAACACGGAAATCATAGATACCGCGACGACCTTGTACCGTTCTGAGGAATGGTTCGACAAGATTTACGAAAGTTGCTCTCGTAAACTCATCATTGAACTCGAATAGGCTTGCGCGTGCAGCGCGAGCAATTGCTTTCTCAAGAACGATAAACAAGCGACGAACATTGATACGATCAAATGCGCTTGGGCGAGCAAGTAAAGTCTTGTCACCAAACAGAACAACACCCTCACCTGGGAACGACACGATTGGGTTCACACCCTTCTTGTATAGTTCGTCACGATTTGCTTGGCTTGGATTATAAGCCAACTTGATGACGTTCTTCAATTGACCGCGATTGAAACCAGCTGGTGAGAACCATGGGTCACGATCTTGATCGGTGCGAGCACAGAGACCTGCGGTATCACCATTACATGGAACCCAACGGTAGGTATCGTTGTACTTATCGTACTGATACTTCCAGTTGCTATCCATCACAGCATATGAAGATGATGGTAGTGCATTGCGATAATTTGTCGTTGAGGTTACTGGATCAGCCGTGTTAACGTTTGCATATGTTGGTGAAAGGAACACAACACAATCGCGTCGTGCTTCTGCAATATCGATTGCCTTTTCAGCAACGGCTTCACCACCACCACCAACCATGATTAGAGAGATATCAACGTTTTCTGTTGAGCGGAATTGCTCATAAGCAGTTAGAACATTGCCTTCTGTTACGCTACCATCTGTACCACGTTGGAACGAAATTGTTAGATTCTCGCCCTCAAATGCGTGGTTTGAATTAGCTGCAACACCCCATGTATCGTTATTTTGACCAAGAACATAAACATAGCGTGAAGCACGATAGATAACATCGCGATAGTATAGGCTATTTCCTGATTCGTCTTTAGCGTTTGTTGCTTTTGAAACATTTGCAAAACGCTCAACGACGGTGTTTGGTGTTCCTGAGAACAAACCATCTTCGTCGATAATTGCAATATGCATTTCGTCATTTGCAAGAGCATTGTGATTTGCAGCAACCCAAGTTGATGTGCCAGGAGGACCATCGAAGAATGATCCATATGGCGTCAACGTTGCATTAGCAAATACTGATGCGTTTGAATTTGCAATAATCGCAACTTTGAGAGAGTTACCACGAGCACCAGGATAACGTGCAGCAAATGCGATATCAGAATTTGAACCAAGATGGAAAGAACTGAAGTAGTTATCTTCACTCTTCACCTTGACGTTTGATGCGCAAGTTGCTGGATCAACGTTGAGAGCAACAGCTGAATTTTGCGTTGCAGCTCCTGCGCGCGACACAAACATATTGTTGCTATAGGAAAGAAAGTTTGCAGCAGTAAAGAATGGTAGGAATGTGTTGGCGTCTGGTTTGCCATACACAGCTACAAGTTCATCTTCTGATGCGACTTGACGTAATACGTCGACTGGACCCCACTGAAACGCGCCTGCAATTGCGCCAGTGGATGTTGAAACTGCTGGGACAACTGTTGTTGCATCAATTTCGGATACATTCACGCCTGGTGATACTAGAAAAGCCATGTTTTTGCTCCTATAAATGGAGATTAAGAAATCTACCGTTTATTTAGTAAAACGGGGTTTTTGACTAATAGGGTTTCCAAACAGCACCATCTTCAATAAAAGCACCGTCATTATGATCAACATCTATATGTCCACCTAAAAAAGTCGGAAGTTGTTCTTCTTCAATCTGTCTCATCTGCTCTTGGTGCAGTTTTGCTTTGATATCGACGTTCGTAAGTTCAGCAAAGAATTGCTGGTTTGTCATCCATGAGAATAATACCAAAGTCATAACGAGATCGTCGTGTGATCCTTCTTCAGCTTCGTAACTCGATCCTCTTGCAATAAATGTTGAGAGTTCTGAGATGGTTTCGAAATCTTGAACTATAAGTTTTTGTCCTTCGATTAAATTTTTAAGCAAAGAACATCCTAATCGCTTAACGGATTTTGTGGTGCGTATGCCTCGATAAGATTTATTCCCATAACCCCATGTAAGAGCAATCTTACCCTTTAGGTCAACGGTTGAAAGGATGTTTTCATACTCGTAATCTTCGAATAAAGAATCCACAATCTGCTGACCATTATCGTTTATTTCAACAAGAACGTAGGCTTGATTATAATAGTCAGCAACTCTTTTAATTATAGACGGATATACCAAAGGACTTATGTTATTATCTTTATAGGTACAAACCTGTCGATATGGAAGAGAGGTTACATCAATCACACTAAATGCCGAATAGTCCAAACCTTTTCCGCGAGATGTATCGACGACTACTGCGTAAGTGTGTTCTGGTATTGGTGCTTGATATACCTTAATTCCATTTTCGGATAGATGCATCGGTTTGACGAAAGCAAGTGATTTGAGCGCAGCTGCAGAAAGTAAAGTTCCCGCAGAACCCATAAACTCACATTCCATTTCCTGAAGAAACTTTTGTTCTCCAAGAACGCGACGCTGTTCGTCTGCCCATTGTTGACTCCTTCCTGGCACTTGACGCCAGTTAGCCTCAACATGCGTGAATCCGTTTAATCCTTCTACTGCTTCAGTCCACATTTTATAAAAGTGATTCATTCCATTTGGTGTTGACGACATAAGAATCTTAGATGTTTCACCAGAAGAAATCGTTGGATAAACAGATGTAAAAAAGTCTTTAACGCCCTGTTGAATCCACATTGGCAATGCTTCGTATGCCAATTTAATTCGAGCAAGAATTTCTCTAGAGGTGCTGGCTTTGTTTGCAAGAATCGCGACTGTTTTGTCTTGATTGAAAAGAATATACCATAGAATGTAACCAACAATGATCGTGGTCTTACCAACCTGACGACCAGCCTTTACGATTACACGACGATTATTATTAATGTCGTTGACAACTTCTTTTTGAAACGGATATAATGAGATCTGCACAAAACCTTTGTCAAGCGTGATAATCTTAACATAGTTTTCGATAAAATATTCTGGATGCTCTGAGCATTTGATAAACTCACGGATTTGATCTTCCGTGAGACTCATTTGCATATTCACTCGCTTTAACTTGGGATTACCAAGATAATGTTTGAGTTTAGCTGTTATTTGATTCATTCTTTAGTTGCTTCAATAGTTCAGCAGTGCTTCCTACGAATACTGCTTTGTCAACATTAATATTAGTTGGTGCTGCTTGTTCGTGTTTAGGTTGCAATTCTTTTTGTTGCTTTTGAAGAATCATAAGTTTCTCTGTGACGTCAGAGAGATTTTTAATCATGTTGGCAGCAACTTCATATGCGCGTGGATGCTGTGATTCTTTTGCAACTTCTAAAATGCCGTCAAGTGCTTCGTTACCTTTCTCAATTAGATTATAATAGTTTGCGCGAGAATAATCCGCGTCTGGATTTTCAGCATTATCTTGATGAATTGTAATTGGTTTATCACTGTTATCTTTTACAACAGGGATATAATCAGTGTTCAGAATATCTGCCAATTTTGAATCAGTTTCACTCATAAGCCATATGTTGATTTAGTTGCATTGTAATTTTGTAATATTTCAGAGGCAGTCAATGTTCTATTATAGATGAACACTTGACTTAAATCCCCATAATACTGATAACTTCCACCAGAATACGCGCTCAATCCAAACCAAACTTCTTGCGAATTTGTGATAGAAGATAAGGTTGTGTTTGTATTGTTTACTTCAATTCCATTTACATATAATCGTAACTTAGATGCATCTCTTGTAAACATAACATAATACCAAGATCCATCATTATAAGTGTTCAATTGACTAGAAATAGAATTACTTGATCCACCTGATTTTGCAATATCACCAATAATTAACCCACCATTCATCCATATGCGATAATTCCATGGCCAACCTGCAGCAGTTTCTTTTGAGATAATCATCTTAATGCCAGCAGAACTAGTGCAGAACCATGCACCAACAGAAAAATCTTCTGATGCTAAACTTTGATTAGTATCAATGTAATCAGTAAAATCAAATGTGAAGTGTGTGCTATTAAATGTTGGTGAGCCTTGTAATGTTGTTGCATATCCATTTGGACTCAAATCTGTCCAAGTTGTTCCAGAACCAGGATAACTTGTAGAATCAGCAGCATTGAGATAAAGTTGAAGATTAGTGCGCACAATATCAAGCACACCAACTTTTCTTCTACCAAATTTAAATGAACCGCTAAATGAACCCAACATTTAAATACCC